CCTATATAAGCTATTTCGTCGGGTGTCAGTGTTGATTGTGCCGGTATTCCACCTCCTGCTGAATCGATAAACCTTGTAGTTGTTTCTGCTTGAGATGTTCCTGCTTTTGCTGTTAACTCTTCTAAAGTACCTGCTGTTTCTAGTTTAAAGTTTACACTAGACTTAGAATAATACTTATTCATACCCGCAATATGTGATTGTATTGAGTCTGATATAATATATCCGTGCATCTGTATAGTAAAAGTGGTCTTTACGGCCCTGTCTTCCCCCTGTGTTAGTTCTGTAGCTGTAGTATACGTGTCTATTTTAGCTCTAAAGCTAAATTTTTCTTCATCTCCCCAATAAGAGTCAGAAGCATAGTTTATTGCTTCTATTATCTTATTCATTTGTTCAATGTAATCTGTGAATATTAAACAAGAGTACGATAATGTAACATAATCCGGTACAATTACCCCGTATAGTTCATCTGATTTACTTCGATTGGTTAATACGCTAAATCTATCGTATATATTCTTTCTAGAAAAGCTTTTTTTAAAAATACCATACGTTAATGGGTTGTTTGGATCTACCTTATTGCCTAAACCTCTATTTTTTTCAACGCTATCGCGTTTAAACATAAGTAAAGGTGCTTGAATCTTACCATTCTTATCTCGGTAAAAGCCGTCTTTCTGTACTGCTTTCCATCTTTCCGGAGAACCGTATAATACCGGTACGTTCTTACGAGAGCCATTCTGTATTACAGAGGGTTTAATAACATTGTTAAAATAGTAGACTATTGTTTCATCTATATCCCTTAAACCAATGTGTAATCTTTTGGTGGTATCGTTTTTTACAGATCTCTGTAGTTCTCTTTTTGTATTGTCAGCAATAGTTGGTTTAGGTCCAGACGCTTGTGAGCTAATTATGTTATTAGCTATTTCTTTCTGTGATTTTGGTATTGGTCTGTTTTTCTTTGCCATTATTATAAGCTTTGTCTTGCTATTCCTACTCTATCTGCTCTTGTTAAATGAGTATCTAATACTATTGATATTGAAGAACCAAATCCTGCTGTTCTTTCTACGTTATAGTCGTTGTTTCTTCCATAAAACAGCTCATTTTCTTTAACTGTATCTACTTCATAGTAATCTTCATGCCACATTACTATATCTCCTACCTCTGGAACTAATGATATATCTACTAAGTCTTGTTTAAGTAAAGCAAATGATGCATCCCTTCCTAAATCAGGTCCAAATTCATCTACATCTACTACCTGATCTCCTCTAGTTATCAAACAATTAAGTTTAACTGGTTGTAGATAAGTTTTTTGCATAGCTTCTCCGTATATATTAGTATTAGTATCTGCTAAATTCATCTTATAGATCAGAATTTCCTGTTCTATGACATCTTTAAGCAGTTCTCTATTAATATGAACTAGTAGGTTAAAATCTTTCTTACTTCCAAATAGCATTACTTCTCTTGTATTGTTTCTTTCGCTGTTTCAATTTTAATTATATTAGGATACTTCTCCATAGCATTGCTTTTAAACAATTGAAATGCTTCAATTCCTTCTTTTTGAGTAATAACTTTTACTTTAAACGTCATTGTGCTCATTTCTGTAGATTGACCTGCATTTGTTACTGTTGTTACTCCTGGGAGTGCTCTTAGAAGTTCAGCTAAGTCTTCACTTTCACCGTCTTCGTAAAGGACTCTTATCATCCCTTCGTAGGTTTTGAACTGTATCTGCTCTAATATCCTTAATAGTTTCATTATCCTACATGAATTGTTAGTGGAACTTGAGATAATGTCTGTCTTAGGAAGTCTGCTTCTTGAGCTTGTGCTTCCATTTGAGAACCTCTTGATGCTTCTTCTAACATTTCTCTTAAATTAAGAAGTAGTTTGTCTTTTTCGTTTCTTGCATCTGTTAACAAATCTGCTTGATTAAGTGTTGCTTCAGCACCAGGTACTGGTACCGTTGCGTATTTTCCTCTTATGTATCCTAGCAATTCTTTAGCTAAGGCTAATGTGTATTGGAATATCCACTGTCTACCCACACTATTAATATGTGTGTATGTTGGGTTTTCATATGGTACTTCTGATACAGTTGTTATAAGGTTAACTGAGTTATTAAAGTTAACTGCTTCTTTATCTGTATTTTTATAGTACTCAAAGAATAGCTTTCCAGCTGTTTGAGGTATAGGGAATAGTTTTAACTTGTTATTCACTAATTCAAATGTAAATGTAGATCTTCTAATTTGATCATTAAATTCTATTGCTTGCATCTTCATAACGTCGTATGATGCTGGCATTAACATAAAGTTTATACCTGGGCTGAATTGTCCAAATCCAAATGAGTCCATTAGTGACTGTATTCCTGTCCCTGTTCCTGCATAAGGGTCAAAGTACCTTGTTATTGCTGGTGGTGCTTCATAAAATACTCTTCTAATTTCTATTCCATCTGTTATTCCTTTTTCAGACGCCCATAAATCTAAATCGTATTCTTGTACTGAGCCGGTTAATTCTACTGAGCCAGAATATTTAGTTACATTTCCTCCTACTCCTGCTTCTGTACCGTAGTTCTTAGCTATGGTTACAAAACGAGTTATAGTCGGTTCAACTAATTGATTATTTAATGAACTACCGGTAGAAGCCCCTTCTAAGTTTAAGTAATTTTCTCTAATTTTAAATTGAAAAACTTCATTCCCGTAGACAGTTACAGCTTCTTCAAAGCAAGCGTAAAAAGATCCTGATTGTAGTTCAACATCCATTAACGGGTACCCTAGTCTTTGAGCACAAAATCTTGCTACTTTATCAGCATCAGTACTAAAGTCCGAGTCACTGTCGTAAAATCCGAATGGTGTTTGGCCAGAACCAAATGTAGATGTTCCTGCCCATATAGATATATTACTCATAGTTACAGTTTATATATAAATAGTGACTAATCTCTGAAGGTTTTATATACCTCTAATATTGGTGCTACTATTTTGTGTCTGTGGTT